GCCTCCAATATGACCCAAGAATGGCCTTTCTTAACGGCCTTTAGTTTGCCGTTCATACAAAGGTATCTGACCCATCTGCCAGACTTCCCCATTTGTGCTGCTATTTCTTCTACTGTGTAAATTGACACTACTATCTCCTATTCCAAAGTTGGTATTATACTCTTGCATTGCTAACTCGTCCATTATTTCAGCCTGGTATTGTGCTTCTGACATATTAAACTCCTACTTTAACTAATCTGTAAAAACATTCTTTTATTGCTTTTGGATGTTTTTGAAAGTTTTTATAAAAGCTGTAGCAATCGTCATTATTAAATATAATTTGCATATATGGGTCGTGTTTTCTTAAAAATCTTGCCATTTTATTGTGTATTTGCTGAACTCTTGTTGTTGATATATTAAAATTACTTGCTGTAACGGTATAGCTGTTAGTTTTCATAAAATCAGCAATAATGTCGTAATTATGTTTAGTTGTTCTGATTTGGCTCATATACAATCTCCTGTGCATCAAGTGTTTCTACAAAACTTAAAAACAAGTCTGTAAAATTATCTAAAATGTAATCCTCGTCATGGTAGCCTTCGCCTAAACACCAATCCCAAAATGCAGCCTCGTGTTTTTCTTCTGTAGCTTCCCAATCAATGTGTTTAATAAATTGCATATTAAGCTCCTATTAGTAAATAAGTAAACGCTAACAATAAAACAGCACACACAAAGCAAATGCCTTCTATCCATGGTGTTAAATCTGTTTTAGGTTTGTAATTTTTGTAATCAGTCATTTTTAGCCTCGCTTTCAATACCAGTTATACATACACGAGCAAATGATTTAGCAAACACAATAAAATCTTGCTCACTTTGCTCACGATTTACTTTTTTACTTGCATTAACAGAATTGTCGTATGCAATAATCATTGCTTTTAATGTTTCTGCTATTTTTGTTTCGTCAGCGTAATCTAACACTATTGCAAATACATCGTTAGCTGGTAGCTGTAATGTTTCAGTAACACGGTCATACACACGCTCATCATAATTGTCATAATGATTGTCACGGTCTTGCCAATCTGGGTCGTTAGTGCAACCTGGATACCAGTCTGTGTTATAGTTCATTTTTATCTCCTATTGCGTTGTTGATGTGTCCATTATATTCCAGTCTTGGAAGCTGTCAAGCATTATTTAATACTATTTACTTATAAACAACTAATTAATCATAAGTAAAACTTATTGGACTTTTAAGGTGATTTGTGCTAGACTGTTGGTAGTGGTATGAATAATGGCTTGGTCAAGAAGTCGTAATTATTGATGCCTCTGGTATCAGGGTTGTTATTTAGGTGCTTGACCCACCTAGGTAGCAGCCCTTTTTTTTGGAGCAAACAAATGACACGATATATTCGTTCACAAGATTTAATAGAAATTAAAGTTAATGAAGATGGTGACTTAATTTTAAGTCAATATACAAGTCACGAAAATTGCATTATTTTAGTTAATTTTCAAAATATAGAAAGTTTTATTAATGCAATTACTGGAGCTGTTAAAGACGGCTATCAAGGTGACGATAATGAAATGGTTTAAACATGATTCAGATGCAAGTAATGATGCCAAGTTAAAAAAGCTAAGATTAAAGTATGGCGCACAAGGTTACGGCATATATTGGTATTGTTTAGAGCTGATTGCCAGGAATGTTGAAAAACATAATTTAACTTTTGAACTAGAACACGATGCAGAGTTAATAGCTGATGACTTTAAATTAAGTGCTGATTTAGTGCAACATATTATGACTTACATGGTGGAATTAGAGCTTTTTGAGAATGTTGATGGTGTTGTTAGTTGTTTAAAAATGGCAACGAGAGCTGACGAATATACGCAACAAATCTTAAGAAATTCAAAGAGATATGAAGTGTCCCTAGATACTCCCGATAGTGTCCCTAGAATGTCCGAGGTAATAGAAGAGAAGAGAATAGAAGAGATTAAATATACTCCACCTATTCCTGAAGAATTATTTGAAGAATGGCAAGCTATTAGAGGTAAAAAGAAACCCGTTACTGAAAGAGCCTTTAAAGCTATTGTTCGTGAAGCTGAAAAAATAGACTGGACTGCAGAGCAAGCAATTATTAGATGTTGTGAGCGTGGATGGACTGGATTTGATGCGTCATGGGTAGAAAAAGAAAAACCAAAAAAAGATAGTTTGCAAGACATTATTGATAGGGCTTTATAATGATAAACAATCTATTGAGTCGCTTAAACAAGGTTAAGTCTACTGGTCGCAACTCCTATCTAGCGTGTTGCCCAGCACATGATGATAGAAGCCCTAGCCTATCTATTAAAGAAGAAGCTGACGGCCACATACTATTGCATTGCTTTGCAGGGTGCAGTGCTATTGATGTTGTCGGGGCAATAGGTGTTGACATAGCTGACTTATTTCCTGATGAGGTTGTTCACCACAAAGCCCCAGTTCGTAAGAAGTTTTACGCTACAGACATATTGCAAGCCATTAAGTTTGAGTCGCAAATCGTTCTCTTAGCTGCGTTTGAGCTAAAGAAAAATAAACCGCTTGACGAAACTGACTTACAGCGTTTACAGTTAGCTTACGAAAGAATTAGAGAGGCGGTTGATTATGAGTAACCTAGAGAGAGGCGCAACAGCTTTAGACGAGGCTAGACGCAAACGAGCTGGCATGATGTTGCCTAAAATTGACTTTGAAGGCTTTATGAAAGCTAGAGAGGAAGACAAGGCCAATGTTAAGTCTGCTAGTCAGTATCAAGCTGAGGTTATAGACTACTTCTATAAAGACGAGCAGATGCAAGGTGTTAAGCTGCCTTGGGAAAAGACCTTTGACCAGTTTAGGTTGCGTTTAGGTGAGGTTAGCTTATGGTCGGGTATAAATGGTCATGGTAAGAGTCAGCTAGTGGGACAAGTGATTAACTCTATCGTGCAGCAAGACTTTAAGGTTTGCGTGGCTTCGTTTGAGATGCACCCATACTCAACCCTACAGCGTATGACTAGACAGGCCACAGGGACAGAGAAGCCGACAGAGAAGTTTATTGGTGAATACTTTACCTTTCTTAACGACAGGCTGTGGATGTATGACCAGCAAGGCACGGTAAACGGTGAGCGAGTGATTGCTGTTCTGTATTATGTGGCTGAAACGCTAGGTGTGCAGCATTTTGTGATTGACAGCTTAATGAAGTGTGGCGTAAGGTCTGATGACATGAACGCACAGAAAGAGTTTTTGGATAAGCTATGTGCAGCAGCAAGGGATTTAAATGTTCATGTGCATTTGATTGCTCACAGTCGTAAGGGTGAGGATGAGTTTAGCCCACCTAACAAGATGGATGTGGCTGGCTCTGCTGACATAACTAACCAGGTAGACAATGTTATGACTGTATGGCGTAACAAGCGTAAAGAGAAGTCAGTGCGTAGTGGTAAGGCTAAAGAAGAAGAACTAAACGCACCTGATTGCTTGCTGATATGCGATAAACAGCGTCACGGTGAATGGGAGGGCGAGATTGCATTGTGGTTTGATGCACCGTCTATGCGATATAAGGCCAGCCAGCATGAGAAGGTTTGGCAGTTAAACTTTAAGGATAAGTCATGAGATTTGACGAAACAGAATTTTACAAGCATTTTGGCGATGCAGAGTGGAAAGTAACCACTAACGAGGGCAAGGTTTACAAATCTGCAAACTGGTTGCCAATTTACGAAGACAAGAATTATAAAGAAGGGTCAATATATGTTACAGAAAACACAGCCGAAAGTCTGTCAATTATGCGGTCAAAGTCAAAGACGGTCATTGCCCCAAAATTCAAGGCTGCATAAGTTGTTTCAATTAATGGCTGAAGGACTTAAAGGTAAAGATGGGTTATACCATCCGCACCAGTGGTGGAAATGTTTAGCAAAAGATAGATGGTTAGGGTATAATGAATTTGTTGCACCAGACGGAAGAATTATTTACGCATTAAAATCTACCGCAGAATTAAGCGTTGAGGAATTAAATGCTTTTATGAACGAGGTAGAGCGTTATTGTGCTTTGCGTGGTGTTTTTTTACAGGAATAAACATGACACAAGATAAATTAAAAGAATTATTAGATTACGACCCTAAAACAGGATTGTTTACTTGGAAAGTTTACAAAAAATGCGTAACTAAAGGTAATGTGGCAGGTTCAGTTAAAAATACTGGCTACTTATCAATAGGAATTGATTATAAAACTTATACAGCTCATCGTTTAGCATGGCTATATGCTTACGGTTCAACGCCTAAAAATATAGACCATATTAATGGAAATAAATTAGATAATAGGTTGGAAAATTTAAGAGAATGTAGCGTTTCAGAAAATGCTAAAAACATGAAAATAACAAAAAGAAATACATCTGGTGTTAAAGGTGTAAATTTTGATAAATATCATAAAAAATGGCGAGCTGAATTGTTTTCAAATGGAAAAAGAGTTTTTATTAATTATTTTTTAAATTTAAATGAAGCAAAATTAGCAATTGATAATGCAAGAAATGAATATCATCAAAACTTTGCTAGAAGTTTTTAATTTACAGGACTAATTATGGCAAACCCAAACAATTTAGAAAAAGCTCACAAAATAAAAGAAGAAAGCAAAGCTTTAAACCTGGCGGTAGTGTATTTACATTTAAAAGATGAGCCATCTATTGCAGTAAATCTTGCTATAAAAATGAATTTAACGCCAGCTATTATTACGGAATACTGTAAACATCTTGAAGCTCAAGGCTATCTGTGGTCTGAATTTATATCAGAAGGCAGAGCTAGGTCAAAGCTGTATCACACAACAGAAAAAGACAACTTCCCATGGCCTAAGCAATGTAAAGATTTAACAAACTTAAAAAGAGCATACTTTGACGCTAATTATCCTGGAATACACCAAGCATTACGGGACGCTATTTACGAAGGCCGTATAAGCCCTGATATAATTAGGTCACACAAAGAATTAGAAACAGACCATTGGGTTATACCTAAGAAAGACGGTGCAAAATACAGGGGAAACTTTCAATCTAGTTTAAGCGGTGAGTATAGTGCGTAATCCACTAGCTGTTCATATTGACTTTACAGAGCTTGAAGGTTTAATGGGCAAACGCTTGCCATCCAATATAGACATGATGCTTGAACGCCATGGTCATTTTTTAGTTGGTGAATGGAAGCGTGAGAATGAACAAATAAGCATGGGTCAGCAGATATTGTTAAAACAACTAGCTAAAGTAAAGAACTTTACTGTTTTGCTTATTGTTGGTAACACTGACAACGGAATGTATGTAAGTAAAATATGGCAGCTAAGATATGATGAAAGCTGGAGTTTAATTGGCACTTCCGTCAAAGACTTAAAAGAATACTTAATACAATGGGATAAAAATGCCTAACTATCGGAATAAAACTTTACTTGAGCTATGTCGTGACATACCATGTCAATCATGCGGTGCAATGGATGGGACAGTATGTGCTGCTCACTCTAACCAGTTGCGTGATGGTAAAGGCACAGGAATTAAAGCCAGTGATGCTATGGTTGCTGCAATGTGCAGTAGATGTCATTTTGAGCTGGACAACGGGATGGCTTTAAACAAGCAAGACCGTAAGGAAATGTGGGAACTAGCTTACAGAATGACAATGAAGTATTTTATTGAAAACGATATGTTAATAGTGAGGAGATAGCCATGTCATGCAATAATTGTAATCAAGGCCGTAATTGCAACTGCGATAGAAGCGGTGATAGAGCGGTAGTAGTCATAAGTGCATTAATCCTAATAGCTTTGCTTGCTATGGGTTACGGTGTGTTTAAGCTAGTAAACGGCACTAAGGGTCAAGACTGCGCTGTAGAGGTTCAATTTGCAGGTGGTGTTAAGGCAACTTACTTTGGAACGAGCATTTAGATGATTAAGCTAACACTTCCCTGGCCACCAAGCACTAACCATTCACATCACTACGGAGGCAAGCGTAAGTTTTTAAGCAAACCTACGCAGAAGTTTAGGGAGGATGTGCAGAACATTGTGGTAGATGCAAAGGCTAAGATAGAGGGAAGGCTGGCCGTGTTCTATGCGTTCTATCCCCCAGACCGCAGACGCAGGGACATAGCCAATTATGAAAAACAAGCCACAGATGCACTACAAGCTGCTGGTGTGTTCTTGGACGATGAGCAGATAGACTTTATATGGTTAGTGCGTAGGCACATAATCAAAGGCGGTATGTGCAAGGCTGTCATCGTACCTTACACAGAGGTACACCAAATGCTAGAAAAATACGAGGATTACATATGATTGATTTAAGGCTAGGGGATTGTTTAGAGGTAATGAAGTCTATGCCTGATAAAAGTATTGATTTAATCTTAACAGACCCTCCTTATGGAATTGGAATTAGTAAAAATCCATTTAGAGGTAAATTTGAAAAAAAAGAATGGGATAGTTTTACTCCATCTCAAGAATATTTTAGCGAAATGTTTAGAATTAGCAAAGACCAAATAATATGGGGAGGGAATTATTTTAGTGAATTTTTACCTCCTAGCAGATGTTTTTATATTTGGGATAAAGTGCAGCCAGAAAAATTTAGTTCAGCAATGGTAGAAATGGCTTGGTGTAGCAAACAATCACCAGCAAAAATGTTTAAACAAAGAGTTACCGCATTTAAAAAATATCATCCAACCACAAAACCAGAAAATCTTATTGAATGGAATTTATCTTTCTTTCCTAATGCAAAAACTGTTTTAGACCCATTTATGGGAAGTGGAACTACAGGAGTTATTTGCAAAAAATTAGGAATTGATTTTGTTGGCATAGAATTAGATGAAGATTACTTTAACACAGCGAAGGAACGCATCAATGGAATTGGGTAGAGTAATATATTATTTAGACATGTGGCGTGAGTACATGAAGTCAGACAACAACAAGCTGGGCTATAAGTCTAGGTCTTCTGGCTTTCACACAGGCGGTGTACATTCATTTGATGACATTGCTGACGAGGTTGATAGCCATAGCGTTAGGGTAGTGGACAAAGTGATAGATGATTTGCCAGCGTTTCAGCGTAATGCTATCTATGTAATCTACCTGGGTCAAAAGACTATGATGGACATGAAAGTATTAGACCGTTATTACGACAATGCAATGGCTATGTTGCAGCAAAAACTGACTGAAAAAAACTTATATTGACAAATATATGCTAAAGGGTATTGACTTTTAGCGTCAAATGTGTTACCATTCGACTTGCTGGTATAGTTGCGTCTATATGATTCATATACCGAGCATTTAACCTAATCTCCATTGGGTTCGGACTCTCCTAAAGACAGAGTCCATTTTTTTGGGTGAAATTAATATACATACTACTGGTATTAGTTGAAAGTAACCCATCTATTCTATTATGAGGCGTAAGACCACTCTTATGAACATACATGGCCGAAGAGCGAAAACAAGCTGGCAGACCGATAGGTAAGCGACACCAAGAAGATGTGCGTGGCAAGATACAAGCTACCCAAATAATCAATAGATTATATAGTGCATTTCAAGGTGAGGTAGAGCTAACTGCCATACAAGTTAATATAGCAAAGACTTTATTAGACAAAGTGTTACCTGACCTAAAAGCTATTGAGCAGACAACACAGCTATCCGCAGACATTGAAGTCTACGCATGGCAAGAATAATACCTTATAAGCCCAGGGAAGCGTTCCAACCACTCCACACTAGCAACAAGCGATGGAAGGTAGTAGTAGCTCACCGTAGGGCAGGTAAGACAGTAGCTTGCGTCAATCAGCTGATTAAAGAAGCTGTTATGACTAAGCGTAAAGACTTTAGGGCTGCATACATAGCGCCATTCTATAAACAGGCTAAGTCTGTGGCTTGGGACTACTTTAAATACTTCACAAGGGTTATTGATGGCATCGTCATTAATGAGTCAGAGCTACGCATTGATTTCAAGAACGGTGCAAGAATTCAGCTATTTGGTGCTGATAATGCTGACAGCCTTCGTGGTCTTTACCTTGATAGCATTGTGTGTGACGAGTATGGGGATTGGCGTGCTAATGTGTTCCAGTACATCATCCGTCCTGCATTGGCTGATAGACAAGGTAAAGCGGTAATCATTGGAACACCTAAAGGCCGTAACGCCTTCTGGGAAACATACGACAGAGCTTCACACAGCGATGATTGGTTGGCGTTAAAAATAACAGTCAATGATTCAGGCATACTGCCGCAGTCAGAGGTTGACTCACTTAAGCAAGAGCTGTCTGAAGACGCATGGCGTCAAGAGATGGAGTGTGACTTTGATGCAGCGTTGCCTGGTGCTATATGGGGTCGTGAGTTATACCAAGCAGAACAAGATGGTAGAGTAACTGGCGTAGAGTATGATGAGTTTGCCCCTGTGTTTACTGCATGGGACCTTGGGTATTCTGACGATACTGCGGTGTTTACTTACCAGGTAATACAAGGTGAAGTACACTTTATTGACTACTACGCTGCTAGTGGTAAGTCTATTGACCATTACGCTGCACACATACTAAGCAAGCCTTACAAGTATAAGACACACTTCCTACCACACGATGCTAGAGCTAAGACCTTGGCCTCTGGTGGTAAATCAGTCATTGAGATGTTGGCCGAACACTTGACCATACAGAAGATGGCAATCACACCTAGCTTATCACTACATGATGGCATACAAGCAGTAAGGCAAATGATGCCGAGAG